GTTACCTGCGCCTCTACGTGTACGTGCTGCAATTAAGTTTGCAGAACGGTTGATCAAGATCGCTAACGCGGCATGCTGGTCACCAACGAAAGTTGCTGTACCTGTTACTGCGTTTTGATCGTATGTATCAGTAGCAGTACCTGCCAATGAACGTAATGAAGTTAATACTTCTTGATCGATTTCAGCAGTAATCTCTTGTGCAAGTGCTTGCATGATTTCTGCTTCAACATCTAGACCGTGCATTGAATTAGCGTCTTGCGCCGCTTCAAAAGTCCAACGTGCTGATAATTTGCGTGTTTTCGCTTCAACTGTTTGCTTTAGAACTTGGATAGACATCTTACGTCCAGCCGCTGCTTCTAAGTTGCTAGTTGCTTCTGGTCCACCAGTTGCCGCATCGCCTGAGTAACCTTTTGCAATTGCAAATGGGCTCAATGCTTCGTCGCCAGCTGCAACGCCTGCCGCTGCTTCTGAATAACGAATACGTAATGTGTGGATCTGGCCTACTGGACCAGTCATTGGTTGAACACCAACTAATTCGTTCGCAATAACCGTCGGCATTACACGTCTGATTACTGGTAGAATTACTTTGTTTAGTGTTGCGATGTTTCCTGACATAGTTGTGCCGGCAGCTGCTGATTCTGAAAGATAGCTCTTAGTATTCTCAAGAACTGATTCCATTACCACTTTTTTATTGCCGTCTAAACCGTCAGTTAGGGCGCCTTTAGTTACGTCCCAATTTTCAAATAAGTTTGACATGGTATACTCCTTAATTTGTAATGATACCTGCTAATTTTTTAAGGTTTATAATTTCAGCTTCGCTGCTAGTTTCCTGCGTAGTTGCATCTTTATTACCTGTGACCTCAGTCGTCTGAGTCTCATTTAGCTTAGTTTTGTTAGTTGCTGCTGTAGTTACTGATTCATTTAACACTGTTGGCAAGTACTTATTAAATGCTGCCTTCAATTTTGGTGTGTTAACTGATTCAAGTAAGTTAGACATCAATTTACGTTTGTCTTTTGATAAAGGTGCTAGTAATTCAGCCATAGCTGTTTCACGAACGCGACTTTCAGTAATTTTAGCAACTTCTTTAGTTGCTTTGACTACTTTAGCCTCTTTATCGTTGATCTCTTTTTGTGATTCCTCTAACTGAGTCTTCACTTCTAAAAGTTCTGATGAAAGTTTAGAAATATGCGTGCCTTCTGCAAGGTGTGATCCCATAAATTCTGCTGCAAATGTTTCGAATATTTTGCGGCCGAACATGTTCTCTTTAGCGGATTTTATATCCTCTTTAAGCATACCTAGTTCTGTTTTAATTGTAGATTCTACAATTTCAGCTAGTTTGCCTGAAGATTTGTCAATAAAGTCTGCTTTTGCTTTAGCAATCATATCTTTACCTTCTGCGACAAGTTTTACCTTCTGTTCAATAAGGTCTTTCTTGTCTTGGTGGAATTCGTTAAGTTCCGAAGTAAGTTGTTCCATAACGAAATCTTCCAACTGCTCGAAGTTACCTTCTTGTAGTTTTCTGTCTTCGCGTAGTTCTGTAACCTCTTTTTTAAGAGTTTCCATTACAAAACCATCAAGTAGTTCTGCATGTTCTGAAACTTTACGTTTGTACTCTACTTGAGCCTCAACTGCTTTTTGTTTATCAGCTTTGAATTCTTCTAATTCGCCTTTAATAGTTTCCGATAACATGGCATCTAGTGCTTCCACCATTTGCTCTTTATCTGTTTCATAGCGATTAGCGAATTCTTCGCGTAATTCAGTTGTAATCTCTTCACGAGTTTCGTCTAGTTTCTCATTCCATGCTTCTGAAAGTGTTGAACGCACTTCCTCTGATAGGACTTCTGAACTTAGGAGTTGTTCTATTGCATGAGCCATTACTTTCTCCTAATATCTAGTGATTCAATGAACTTCAATACCTCTTCCTGGAGATATCTTTGTGCTGTAGCATCATTGTTGTTTGCGGCGGCAACGTCTAGTAAAATATTACCTCTTTTGCCATTCATAATTTGTTCATAAAGTGGATCTGGATACGCATCGGGTGCCGATGGGTTTGCAACTATGTCAACCGTTTGGATTTCAAAGTCACTTACATTTCCGCTCTCAGTTACATTACCACTACCGCGTGATGATACACCAAGTTTAACGCCATTCTCTAATAGAGTGATACAAATCTGCCCCATTGGAGTTGGCAACAATTTTAGTCTTCCATAACCATCACTACCTTGCATCCACATACGTTCAATCATATGTGAAACTCGGTCCAAATTAACTTGTAAGTCATCTGGGTGGTCAGCTTCGCCTAATACTGTAAAACCCTCGTCAATTTTACCTTGAACTGAATTAACAGCCTTAGTAATTTCACTGACGGGATAAACACGTTGGTTCTGATTTTGTTTTGCACCTTGTACAAAGATACCTTCCATGAACAGGCTTTTGCCACCTTTGCCGTTATCCACGGCTTCGGTGACCATTTTAGCTTGATCAAATGTAAGGTGTTCTTTAAGTGTAAACATTACTCAGATTTACCTTTTTTCTCAGCACCATGGCCACGTGACTCAGGTGATAGTTTTGCACCATCGCCTGGGTGTGTTACGCCCATGTCTTTTGCTGTTTTGTCTGATAGACCTTTGTCTGAACCTTTGCTGTCTTTTGTCATGTCAACTGCTTTACCGCCCATGTCATTTTTACCTGCAACTGGTGATGCTTTACCATCATCGCCTGCTGGCATGTCTACTGGGTGCATTGCGCCGTCTTTACCGACTTTCTGTAGATCAGCTGCTTCTTCAAGTTCTTCTGCATCATCGTCTGATTCTGCTTCTTCAGTAACTTCGTCCGCTTCTTCTTCCTTTGCTTCTACAAACGCTTCTTCCATTTCTGGTTCCATTTCTGGTTCCATTTCTGGTTCGTCGCCCATAATCTTGGCAAATTCTGCTTTAAGGTCGTCTAGTGCGTCTTCTACACTAACTAATTTGTCTTCGATGTCTCCATGTTCTTCTTCATGTTCGTCTGTTTCACCGTCCATGTCAAAATCCATTTCGCCTTCTTCTCCGCCTAACTCTTCAGCTGCGTCAAGGTCGCCCATTTCTGGTTCCTCGTCTTCGCCAAAAGCCTCTTCAGCTTCGATTTCTGCTTCATCTGTTTCGATGTCATCTAGGAAGTTATCAGCTTCTTCGCCGCGGATAGCTTCTTCAATTTCTTCTTCTGCTACGCCATCTTCAACGATTTCATCTGCTTCGACGATATCATTCCAGATTTCACGTGCTTTTTCAACGAAAGCCTCATGTAATAGATCTGAAGCTGATGCTTCGTCTCCGTTCACTAAGCTCTCAATGATCTTTGTATAACGATCTCGAGTACTCATTGTTTGTTCTCCTTTATTCAACCGATTTAATATTATAGGTTATAACATATATATTTAAGAAGTCTTGGTGTAGACCAACATATAATACATAAAAAACCGCACTTTTGATACGGTCAGTATTATATTTACCATTTTGTGCCTAATTAGTGTTAATTACTCGGCACCTTCACCTGCAGTTCCGTAAATGTTTTTAAAGTCTTTT